ACTTCATCCAAGGGGCAGTCAAGGAACAGATCAAGTCTGGCAAGGAGGTCATAACATGGGTGACACCTTCTGGATTCCCTGTGATTCAAAACCTCAGGATCACACAAACAGAACGTATTGCCACCAAGCTACTGGGCACCACCCTCACAGCAAACATTGCAAAGCAAGCGCCAGGACCAGTGGACCTCGATCATCATGTCAGTGCTTCGGCTCCTAATGTGATCCATTCCCTCGATGCTGCGCTGCTTCATTGTGTGTTTGCTGATTGGAAGGGACCCTTCACGGTCATCCATGACTGTGTGTTGGGACGTTCCTGTGACATGGATCTGATTGCTAAGGCAGTCAGGAATGAGTTCGTGTTAATTTACAAGGAGCCTGTTCTTCGGAACTGGGCTGATCAGATTGGTGCTGTCTTTGATGAGAGCATCATGAAAAACACTTTGGACATCAATGATGTTCAAGCTTCCCCCTACTTCTTCTGTTAACAATGATCACCTCTGAAGAGTCCCTTGCCTACGTGGCAGAGGTTGCTGCTGATTACGAACTGGATCTTGAGATCACTGGTGTGCTGTTTGAACAGTACTCTGAGTATGTCAAGGACGAGCCTGAGCTGACCTTTGAAGAGTTCATCAAGGATGAGTTCACAGCCGCTGCATGGATGTGCTGTGCTGCCTCGGGTGGTGGTGTTCAGGACTGCACCGAAGCTGCCGAGCAAGTGCTTGAGGCATTTGAATGATCAACTTTGAGCAGCTTACCGCCGACTATGGGTTCTCCTACGAGGAAGGCCTAGCGATCATGAGGTGGTATGATGAAGACCTCGGGGACACCCCTGAGAGCCTCCTTGCCCTCTTCCGAGAGCATGAGGACCTTGTGGCCAGCACCAAACTCACCGCCCTTCTTCCCAGCACATGAGCGACAACCGTTTCGTCTTTGCCACCACCCTTGAGGGCTACATCAATGCCCTAGTTCCCAGCGGTAAGTTCAACAACTGTTCCATTGGCTTTCGTATTCCTGATGAACTCATCCCTGAGTTTGATCAGCAGTATGAGAATGCCATTGAATGGGGCAAGAACAAGCTGGCTGGAAAGCGCAGCACAGCAGAACTTCCCAAGTGGGATGAGTCTGGCTATGTGAAGCTGAGCTATGGTGGTGACAGCAACAGCCCGATGTTCCCTTGGGTGGATACGGATGGCCAGCCTATCCCTGTGAACACACAGATCTGGAAGGGCACTAAGGTTCGCCTTATTGTTGACCTGAAGCCTTATGTCTACACCACCAAGATTGGCCTCTCATTCAAGGTCAAGGGTGCTCAGATCGTCTCTCTGAACTCAGGGAATGGGTCTGACTCTGGTGACATCAGTGATGATGATGTGGCTGCTATCTTTGGTGTTGCTGATGGGTTCAAGGTAGGTAGTCCCAACTTCCAACCGTCCCCTACGGAAACAGCTGACGATCTTCCCTTCTGATGGGTGGCTACCGGAGCCGCCTTGAAGAAAGGTTGGCCCGGTGGTTGGAGCTTAATGAGGTTTTGTTTGAGTATGAAACTCTTAGGCTCTCTTACACTATCACCGCCAATTACACCCCAGACTTCATTCTTCCAAATGGTGTGATACTGGAAGCAAAGGGTTACTTCAAGCCTGTTGATCGTCGCAAGATGTTAGCAGTCAAGAAAGCTAACCCTGAGCTTGACATCCGTCTTGTCTTTCAGGCCCCATACAACACGCTTTCCAAAGAAAGCAAAACCACCTATGCTATGTGGGCCGACAAGAATGAGTTCATGTGGTGTTCCTCTTCCGATATTCCCCTCTCTTGGATTGAATGAAAAACGATGAGTCAGTGTTTGTTCGTCACGAACCCTGTCCCTCATGCAGTAGTAGTGATGCGCTCGCTCGTTACCAAGCGGGCGATGCGTATTGCTTTTCCTGTGGGTACTACGAACACGGCGATGGATCAGTTCTCTCTTCCCACAAGCCTCGCACAATTATGGATTACTCCGGGGACATCATTCCCCTTCGCAAGCGGGCTATCCTTGAAGATACCTGCAAGAAGTTCAATGTCAGGTTTGACGCTGCTTCTCAGGCCCTTCGGTTTCCTTACTGCAACTCCTCAGGACAGGTGATTGCGTTCAAGGAAAAGACTGCTGCCAAGGACATCACTTGGAAGGGCAAGAACGAAGAACATCAGCTGTTTGGCCAGCAGCTATTTGGTGGTGGCAAGACTCTTGTCATTACCGAGGGCGAGGAGGACGCCATGAGTGTCTGGCAGGCCCGTCCTAATTGGCCTGTGGTAAGCGTACCCAATGGTGCCAACGGTGCCAGAAAGTCGCTGGAGAAGCAACTGAAGTGGGCCCTTGGCTTTGATGAGATTGTTCTCTTCTTTGACAATGATGGCCCCGGTCAGGCTGCTGCCAACGAGTGTGCTTCTCTCTTTCCACATGAGCGGGTATTCATTGCCCGCACGGACCAATACAAGGATGCAAATGAGGCATTAGTTGCAAAGGACACAGACGCCATCCGTCAGGCGATCTGGAACAAACGACAGTTTTCCCCCAAAACAGTCATCGACGGAATTGATCTCTTTGAGATCGCTAGTCATCCCCTGGCTGGTAGGGACGCTAATTGGCCTTTCGACAGTCTTAATGCCGTTACTGGTGGTCTTAGACTGCGAGAGCTGGTCACCGTCACAGCAGGCTCAGGTGTGGGCAAGAGCACCCTCTGCGGAGAGGTAGCACAGGGGTTAGTTGACCAGGGCCATAATGTGGGCTACATTGGGTTGGAGGAGGGCCTTCAACGGACCGCCTTACGTCTTATGTCCGTCAAGGCCAACAAACCACTCCACATCAGTAATGACATCCCGCAAGAGGAGTTCCGCCAAGCGTTTGATGCTTCCGTTGGCTCTGGCCACGTTTTTCTTCGTGACGGCTTTGGTTCCGTGGATCCTGAAGCTATTCTGAGTGACATTCGCTTCATGACCATGGCAAAGGGTGTTACCTGGGTTATCCTTGATCACCTCAGCATCCTTCTGTCTGGTAATGATTCTGGTGACGAGCGCAAGCTCATTGACGTTACCATGACCAAGCTCCGCAGCTTTGTTGAGGAGACTGGTATTGGTATGATTCTCATCAGCCACCTACGCCGACCACAGAATGACAAAGGACACGAAGACGGAGGAAAGGTTTCCCTTGGACAACTCAGGGGTTCCCATGCTATTGTCCAGTTATCTGATCTGGTTATCGCTATTCAGCGAAACCTCAGCGCCGGAGAGAGTCATTCGGAGTTGGTTGTATTGAAGAACCGTTTCAATGGAAAGACAGGACCTGCTGGATTCATTAGCTACAACAGCGAAACAGGTCGAATGGTGGAAGATGCAACTGCTTCCTTCAAGACAACCAAACCCACAACACCCCCCGAGGATTACCTTGACTTCTGAGCGACAAACAGGCTACACTAACAAGGTTGTGTGCCTGACTTGTGACAATGAGGAGTTCTTCTTCAGCAAGATGATTCCCACCGGCAACTTCTGTGCTAGCTGTGGTCGTCCTGATGTGATCACCGAAACCAAGTTCACTGCTGATGAGGGCTCATGGGATTGAGGTTACTGTTTGACTGTGAGACCAACGGCCTGCTGCGTAAGCTCAGTGTTGTCCATTGCATTGTTGCGATGGATCTGGATACCAAACAGATCTTTCATTTCAATGACCAAGGTGGTGAGCACAGTGTGACGGATGGGGTAACCCTTCTCTTGGAAGCAGACGAGCTGTGGGGCCACAACGTTGTGGGTTATGACATCCCAGCCCTTCAACAGATTTATCCATTCTTCCAGCCAAAGGCCATCACCTTTGACACCCTGATTCTGTCTCGGATGTTCTTCCCTGACATCCTTGCACGTGATGTGCGGAAACGCCCAGCAGCAATGCCTGGGCAGCTCTTCGGACGCCACAGCCTGGAGGCCTGGGGCTATCGTCTCACCGAATACAAGGGTGAGTTTGGTAAGACCACAGACTGGTCTGACTGGTCACAGGAGATGGAGGACTACTGCGAGCAGGATGTTGTCGTCAGCATGAAATTAGTGGAGTTGTTCACCCCTAAGCTGAACGATTACACGGATTCCATTCGTCTGGAACATGACCTTGCACGGATCATGGCAAAGCAGGAAGCATCAGGATGGCCCTTTGATGTGAGGGCAGGTCAGCAGCTTGAATCAACTCTCCGAACAGAGATGGATCAGCTGGCTGAGGGGATGAGAAACATCTTCCCCTATGTGGATGGTGGTCAGATGATTCCCAAACGTCCCAACCAGACCAAGGGTTATGTCAAGGATGCACCCTTCACCAAACTCAAGGAGTTCAATCCCACCA